TTTTTCAAAAATTAAAAAGAAAATATCAGACAATATAAGTGATGCGGTACCAATTAAAAAAATAAATAAGCGATATGCAAAAAAAATTGAACCAGTAAAAAACGTTGAAAAAAAATTAAGATCGTATGACGCTCAAGGAAATGCATATATAGAAGACACTAAAATTAACACACTTTTAACCGATGCTAAAAAAATATTAAAAGATAAACGAACAGTTAAGCAAAAACAGTTTAAAGATTTAAATAAAATAGGCAAAATTCTGGGCGAAAAAAATAAATACTCAAAAATATTAGAAGATGAAGCAGTCAAGGATTTAGTACAAGAAGGAATGGCAAAAAATAAATTATCACTCAGTGAGATTGGGGTATTAGGTACTTTAGGTTTTGGTGTAAGCCCTTTATTGACTGCCTCTATTGGCCCCACATTATATGGATTAAGGCAAAGTGGAACAACTGAAAAGCTTATAGAAACTGCTGCAAAACTAAGAAAACCAGTCCCAGAGCAAATAAAGCCAAGTGTTCCAAGTCCAATTAGGCAAGCTATGCAAGCAGCAAGAAAAGTAACAAGCCCAGTTATAAGTAGACAATTAGGCGGTTACTTAACAACACAAACAACAGAACAAATTAAAAAGGAGCGTGAATTATAATGGCAGTACCAAATATAAGTGAACTAATCACCTGGTCAGGAACTAAATTTACAAATACGGACTGGAATGATAATTGTAATAAATTAATACAATTTTTAGCAGATGGCACGTATGACCTAAATGTAAATCAAATTACAGCATCAACTTACGTTGGCATCCCCTCAGACCAGTTTTCAACAATTACCGCAGGTGAAAACCTAACAGCAGGTGATATTGTAAGAATTAGTGGTGGACAGGCGTATAAGGCAAGCAATGCTACTAGCGCAGGGGTTACCTCTGTTGTGGGGGTTTGTAATACCACTGTATCCAGTGGCGGAACAGTTAAAATTGACTATGGTTTTTATAATTCGTTTAGTTCTTTGACCGCAGGAACATTGTATTACATAGGGACTAGTGGTGCGATAACATCAACGAAGCCAAGTTTATACCCAGTAGAAATTGGTCGAGCGGTTAGCGGAACAAGAATTAACCTTAATTTTAGAGAAGATGACAAGCCAACTGGAACAATTATTAGTACAGCCTTAACGTCAGCCCCTAAAGGGTATCTTGAATGTGATGGTTCAGCAGTTAGTAGAACAACACACGCACGTTTATTTAGTGAATTAGGTGTTATTTATGGCAATGGTGATGGAAGTACTACTTTTAACTTGCCTGATTACAGAGGCCGATTTTTAAGAGGGTTTGACAACACAGCAGGAACAGATCCGGACGCAGCGTCACGTACTGATCGAGGCGATGGTACGACAGGCGATGCGGTTGGTACAAAGCAAGATGATGCGTTACAAGGCCATCATCATCGTGTAGGGCAAAGCGATACTTCTTTTCTTTATCGAGATACAGATCAAAGAGCAGATACAGGGTCAGGAGATTCATTTAAAAATGGAGTGTCTGGAACACAAATTGACGCTCGTTTGATAGTGACTGATAGCGTAAACGGCAATCCACGCATAACGTCTGAAACACGTCCAACAAACATCAACGTCATGTACTGCATAAAACTATAAAATGGAACTTTTTCGATACGCACCGTCACTTTACACACTAATACAAACCGATAGCGGACAATTTTTTTTATTATGCTTTGCGTACGGAATTATGGGTATTTACATATACAAAATGTTTAACAAGATAAATTCAATACAAAAAGACATGGAAAAATATAAAAATCAAACTGATGACAATATAAAAAAGGTATTTGAAGAACTAAAACAAGTATCTCGTGTTGTCTATAAAATGGCTGGAAAACTAGAAATTGACTAAGATTTACATACATTTCCATAACGAAAAATTTAGTATTCTAAATCCTTTGTTTTACACAACGGCAATAATTAAGTTTTTCACAAATGATATTTTTTATCATGTTTCAATTCAAATTAACAATATTTACTATGAAGCTAACTTTTTTAATGGCGTAATAAAATCTAAGAAAATTTCATCTAATATAGGTTTAACTTATGTTTTGGATGTAGACACTAAAACAAAAAGCAAAATCGTATCTGAATTAAATGCGCTTATTGGGGCAAAGTATGATTACTTAGCGTTATTATCTGGATTCTTTGGAAAAAAAATACAATCAAAAAAAGCTTATTTTTGTAGTGAGATTTGTGACATAGTCACGAAAAATGTTTTAGATGTTAGTATTAAAAATATGAATACGAATCCAAGCCCGAAAGATGTGAGAATGATCTTAACCGGAGCAAAAATAAAAACCATCGTTAAATGATTGTATTTTATGCAATGATTGTGTTTTATGCAAAGTAAAATAAGTAGTATTAGTGAAACAACATTGCAAGTTTTAAGCGATGTAGCCTGGAATGTGTTGATTATTAGCCCCTTGGCATATTATCGTCATGGTATCAAAACAGAAGCGATAACAGAACTATTTGTTTTATCGTTAATCTACAATTTTGTGAAATCTTATGCAATTAGAAGAAAATTTAACAAAAAACAAAAAAAATGTGACTAATCTCAAAAAACAATGTGATAATCTTGCATCACAACTCAAATCTATTGAGGATTTAACTCGAGTACGTTGGGACAATATCGATAAGGTAATTAATATTTTTAAGTATTCAATTGCTATTATTATTTTAATAAATTTAACAATCTTATTTTTTATAATAGGTTATTAAGGATTAGTAAATCTACTAAGTCATTTGATGTTCCATAACCACATATCCCTTTGTTGTTGGCCACATTATCAAGAAAGCTTTTCTGTAGAACTGTTGGTTTTTTACCATAACGTTTAACCTCAAAAGCAAAAAACAAACCTTCGTTTGTGAATCCTATAATATCACTAATCCCTGCATGACCGAACTTAACCATACGTGGCCCTTTTTTTGATTCGTACTTGGCCATTCCAACGTTGTTGCGCCATGCTATCACTTTACTAACGGCAAGAATGTTTAAACATCGAGTTTGATGCTGTTTTTCGGTTAAATGTTTATTTAGTTCAGAATTTATTTTCATTATGCTATAATTGTATTGTAATCTCATCACACCACGCCAGGGCAACCATAGTTTGTTTTTTTGATTGTTGTACTAGCCCTGGCCACCATAATTCATATCAATTAATTCTTGTTCCAATGCGCTTAATGCAAGGTAATAGCGTTGCATAATGTATTTTTTGAACATTTTAGTTGGGTATTTATTTCGAGCCATTTCTATGTTTGTGTATGTTAGTTGGAATCTGTGTTTTATCTTAATAAATTCTCTAGGCCAATAATCGTTAACAATTGTATTAATTTCTTTATTAGTATAATTCAGTTCTTTTAAAGCATGTATTGCATCATTTTTTGCTTTAATTTTAGTGTCCCTTGCGAGCTTATAGCTGGCGTAGCTATCATCGCTGTAGATTCTACCAACCTTACTTATAATTTTTTGTTGCAGATACTCTATAGAAATTGTTTTAACGTTCATTTTTTATTTCCTTAATTTTAGATTTATTTACTTCATAATTTTGATTTAACTTTTTTTCATTTAACTTTTTTTCATTTAATTTTGTGTTATTTTTTTTTGGTTTTGGTTTAGGGCTTTGATTATGCCCAAATCTTGCACGTATATTCATTTATACTCCTTTAATAAGTTTTTTAATGGATTAACCCCATTAGCTACATTCTTTTTAGCTTCAATATAAACCGTATTAGAGCCTGCAATCTGTTTAATATTATGCTTATTAGGGCTTTCAATAAGCTCAATTTTTTTGTTTTTCAAATCCACATATAATTTTTTAGCCTCCTTTTCAATAAATGCCCAATGCTCAGATAGACAATTCTCACATCGTTCTTTGCCAATAATCTGTTTTATGGTGTAAACGTCATCATCAATGGGATTCCAGTCATAAGGATTTTTTGCCTGCTTACGAAAACGCTCTAAAAACTCATTAACTTGGTTATCTGGTATATTGTTTACATAATCTATGATATTTTTTAATTTTGGTGCAAATTCTGATGTCTCAGCATGCTTATTTAATGCCTCATTAAGCAATTTTAAATCAATCTGCCTTTCGATAATTGCTTTTGCCAATTCTTTAATTTGTATTTGCTTGTCTTCTTGGCCTACTAATGCGTAGGCTTTCAAAATCATTGCTGTGACTGTTTTTTCGTAGTTATTCATTTATTTCAATGCCTCTCTGCGTTTAATTTTAAGAATAATCCAATCATGACCGAACTTAGCTTCTTTTAAGCTAGTGTATCTTTTAATATATCCGTCATAATCTTTGTCATCACTAAATATCATTGTCTCGAAAATTAAAGGGGTTATTGAAGTTTGAGCCATCGCATGATCTTTCATCAAGCATATTGTTGAAATTGTATAATTTTTAGTTGTCCAACTTTTTACATCGTAAGAAAAACATCCTAAGTTGAATTTGTCGCATTTAATTTTCTGGTCGTCTCTAACTTTTGGGTCTATCTTCATGTATTCATTCCATGCGCATTCAACAACACAATCATTCTTTTTGTCATAATAATAATATTTCTCGTATTCATTCATTTATTTCCCCCCAAAAATCTTTTTATATTTCATGTACATTTTTCCCATATCCTGAATTTCACATAACCCTCTATAAACAAGGCATACAGACTCTAATCTCCATTCCATAGGATTATGATAAATACATAAGCCATCAACTAAATGTAAACTGTTATTATATAAAATCTCATTAATCTGTTTTTTTACCCCATTCCCTTGTATATCAATACCTAAGTCAATTAAGTACTTAAACCCCTCCCCATTATCCGAAACCATAATTGAATAATCATCAAGCTCTGTTATATATAGATTCCAATTAGTACCATTAATCCCTTTTAACTGATACACATCTTTATCTTTTCGGCCTACTTCAGTTGTTTTTATCCAATACCCGGCTTCCGAATAACCTTTAAACCAACCTTCATTTATTGCACATTTTAAAAAAAACATATACTTTTCAATTAATTTCATTTATTTTTCTCCTGTTAATTCATTGAAAATGCTTTGCAGTTTATCTTGTGGCTCTTGTTTTTTTTCGCCTTTGTATTTACCTTCAACAATTTTTAGCCAGTTGTTCGGACTACAAAACACCCAGTCGAAGTCCGCCTTCCAATCATTCCCATTAGTGCCTAAAAGGAACGGTGAATCTTGTATGCAGCTAAATATTTCTTGTATGTTAAATCCATTTTCTTTTTGGCGGGATTTGATGCCATTAATACGCTTGGTTGTTAATTGTCTAATTTCAGACAACCCATTACTTTTGGCAAATGCATTCCAAGATTCAAGAATTAATTGATAATGGTTAGACTTCTTTTTAGTAATAGTATTTATACTATTACTTTTTATTTTATTATTATTATTTATTAATACTTCTTTATTTATATAGTTATGGGATTTTCCCTTTTCTTGATATGGGATTTTCCCATTACTAGATGTGGGATTTTCCCATTCCTTGTTTGTGGATTTTTCCACTTGTTTTTCTAAAAGTGTATATAAAACCTCCAAATCAATGGTGTACCAGTTTTTACATGGATTGCCTCGTCGTTCAATTTTTAAGATGCCCTTATTTTTTAGTGTCTTTTTTATAGTTCTTTGCTCATCTGTCGATAATCCAGTTTCAAACTCAAATTGTTGAATAGTATGCGCAAACCAACTATCGTATATAGTGTGGCGTTGCCAATGTAAACACTGGCTTAAAAATAAAGCGCAATTTGTATTCATTATTCGCAAAAATGGTCGATGAAATACAATTGGCTTATCTAAAAGCGTTAGCAATAAATTTTCATAGTTCATGTGGAACTCCTTATAAAACCTCTGGGATATACTGTTTTAGTTTATCTGCATTAATTGTATACCAATTCTTAGGGGGGATACCTCGACGCTCAGTCTCTAGTATTTCAAGATCGTATAAACGTTTTTTAATGGCTAATTGTTGTGTTTTAGATAACCCAGTATTTAAAGACATTTGATCGGCAGTAACTAAAAACCAGTCTTTATTAGCAAAAAGAAATTCATTAATCATAAAACTCATAAATAAAGCCTCTTTTGCGTTTAGAAAAGGCAGTAAACCAATAAAAAATATAATGTGTTTTTGTTTGTTCATAGAAACTCCTTAATATTAGAATTTCACTATTTAGGTAGTGAATTTGTTTATATTAGTATAATACAAGTATATGTATTTTATGTCAACAAAAAAAAGGCCACATAAAAATATGTAGCCTCTAAACAAATTCAATATAATTATACATTATTCTTATAAGTAAAAGCAAATGATGGGCTATGCAATGAAAAAACATAGCCCAATTAAGCATTCATGCTGTACATAAGGGTAATGCACAGCCCCATATCGTGATCTCTTAATAGTAATTATATAATATGTGTGGGGATAGCTGCAAGAGTAGTTTCTCAAGTAGGACGCTTACAGCTATCATATAGTCTATTGTAATTATAATATATTTAAAGTATTAAAAGCAATTAGTAGTGTTAGCCTGAGCAACTAACACTACTGTTGTTTCATAACCGATTGTACTTTATTTTTTTTTAAAGTATATGTCAATATGTGGTTATTTCTGTTTCTTGCTTAATTGTATAACTTCCGGTTGCCATAATATACTCATCATTGAATTTTAAATAAACCTCTGTGTTTGCAATATATTCATCTATAAGAATGCCGTTATCATATTTAGAAATTACATATCTTTTATTGTCTTCCAATGCTTGAGTTTGGAGCTTACCACAGCAAACTAAAAAGCAAGAGGTAATAATAATTAGTATTATTTTATATTGTTTCATTTTTAATCTGTGGTACAAAGTCAACCTTATTAATTAAAAAGTTATTGGTGTATACAGTAACGCCTTGCTTGTCATATTTGTGATTTTGAAGTGTTGCCTGTATGCAGATTGGCATATCTTTTTTAAAGTATTCTTGTAAAAACATTGCGGTCTTACCCCAAGCTGTCATATCGAAGAAATCACTGATACGCCGCCCTTGTTCGTCTTTTCTGTTACTAGGGACACGCACTGTTAAGCGTACCATTGCATCCCCTTTCTCTGTCATCCTGTATTCAAGGTCTTTTGTAATTATTCCTATTAATGTAAAGTTTTGCATTTTTTATACTCCTTATTTAATATTTAAATTTTGTTTTTCAACTAGTCGGCAACCTGTTATTTCTAATCCATTTTTCAAAGCTGTTTTAATTGCTGTTTTGTTTGGTGCTATTGTTGTTTTAGTTGTTTTATATTCTTCTAATAGCTCATTGATAGAATCTTCATCTACTTCAACAACGGTTGATTTTCTTGTTTTAAAATTCAGTAGATTTGATTTAAATTCACCGTACATATTAATCAAGCCTATAACTGAACGTGATAGCAATTCTATTTTAGTTTTATTGCGTTTTTTAAGTGCTTGTAAGCGTTTAATTTCTTCATCAATTTGGCCGTTTTCATGTTGAAGATTGTTTATAATGTAGTAATAATTAGTAGCTGTATCATCACGCTTTTCAACATTAATTGCTAATAATTGTTCTGCTTGTTCTGATACCACGCCATCATCATCAATAATATCGTTTAAAATTATTTCGTATTCTTTTTTAATCGTCCAAAGTGACATTTTTTATACTCCTTCTATTTAGCTCTATTTGTAATTGCGATCAACTAGTTGTTTTACAAACCAATAGTATTGTTTCTCACTTTTAATTCCGTTGTTCCATGAGTCGCTAATTTCGATTAATAAGGACTCATTATTATTAGCCTGTTCTAGTAGTTTTTTTTCCCATTCGTTTTTTTCTTTTGGTTTTTGTTGTTGTTGAGTAATAGCGTTTACGACTTCGTCAGCACTCGCAATGCTTGAATTTATGCCAATGCCAAAGTTTCCCAAGCAACGGCCAACGGCTGACGTTTCGCAGTTCTCTATATAGCTAGTTTTATTTATGTATGTACTATCTTCTTTTTCATAGGCATGGCCAGTAGAGACAACCTTGTCATTAATTATTAACGTTGCTTTCATAACACACACGCCATTATCATTAGAAATTATTTCAGTTAGTAATTGGGCGTCTTTATAATTTTGTCTTAAATGTGTGATTCGCTCGTGAACTTCTACATACTCTTTACCTTTGATATTAACTGTTTTCACTATCCATTACCTCCAGTATCTTTCTTGCAAAGTGTACTGCCTCGTCACGAGACAACACACTGCGGTACATTAACAAATCATTTTCAAAAAAGCGGGCAATCAAACTTGGCTCGGCGTCCATGTCATATATTTCTACTTCTTCCATTAGAAGGGCACCTCATCGTTTATCGGTAATTTATTAATTACAGACTCTTTTAAATTGATTGTTGCAATAGTTTTTTTGTTTTGGTGATATATGCAAACGTCGCCGTAGCCATTGCAATCGATATAAGTTGTATTGTTAGGCACAATATTAAGCGCATTAAGTAATTTATTAAGCAACATTTAACGACTCCTCGAATTCTATAACATGCTCCCAGTCCACACCTTGGCAATCTATATCATTGCAGTCAGGGTCTTTGCACATGTTGCATACCTCCTCGTAATATGTTGGAATTTGAAATCTATCCATTTGTACCTCCATAGTTTTTTTGATAATTATATAGTAATACAACGTATTGTTAATGTCAATACATTATTTATAATTATTATTAATATATTCACGAATCGCAGTATTAATGATCCAGGACTTGGTTACCCAAGGCTGTTTTTCTGTAATCTCTATTAGTTTTACGTGCGAGTCCGAATCCATTTTAAAAGTTACTGGGATTTTATTTTGTTTTTTCATTTTTGAGTTTCCTTATTATTTTTTTGTTAAATTTATCCACCGCCTCAGATAAGGTGCAATTTTTATAATAAGATGTTGTCGATTGCTTAGTATTTGGATTAAATGAAAAGCAGCATATTTCACCACTGTTGGTGTAAGTTGCCATCATCTCATCATCGCAATAGAATTCTCTTGGATCAGGTTCTTTATAATAAAGGTCCATCCAATACTTTTGATCATCTTTTAGTTTTTTTGCTGCCTCTAATGCTCGCTCTCTCGAAATATCGTTATTCATTTATTTACTCCATAAACACTTCCATATTTAACTAAATTATCAATCATCCAGTCATAACCAAGAAAGTTGCCTGATACTTTATCTCTTGGCTTTGCGATTTTAGCTTCTATACCAATAGTAAACGGGTCATTCCATGAATAATTAAATCTGGCCATACTATTATTTGATAATCCAATACCCCCCAATTCTTCAGCTCCTAATGATCTTGCAATACTATATTTTTTATTTTGCATCAATTCCCTTGATCTTACAGGCCATCCGCTTATATCAATTGTAAAAATTACTCGTTTATTCATTTTTGAGCCTCCATATGTTTAATCCATAAGTTTACAATTTCAAATTGCAATTCATAGCTTGCATAAAACCACGCATGAGTATACTGCCCCAATGCTTGCATCACAACCTCACGATCCCCACGCAATTCCTCACTGGCATACTCCAACGCACGCCCATCCTGCTTGACCGCTTCTATCACTACCTCACGATCATTTTTCAGGTCTTTGCTCGCATATCGCAAACAGTATCCATCCTGCTTGACCGCCTCGAGTACAACCTCACGATCATTTTTTAATTCTTCACTGGCATACTCCAACGCATACTCCAACGCATGCCCCCAGTCTTTGACCGCTTCCATGACAAACTCACGATCCCCACGCAATTCCTCACTGGCATACTCAAACGCAGGCCCCCAGTGTTTAACCGCTTCCATGACCACCTCACGATCACCACGCAATTCCTCACTCGCAGATTCCAAGGCAAGACCATACCTTTTAACAGCTTCCAGCACAACCTCACGATCACCTTGCAATTGCTTACTGGCATACAAAACCGCAAAACCATCGTGTTTCACTGCTTCCATGACGAGTTCACGATCACCACGCAATTCGTCACTAGCATACAAAAACGCACTAGTATCATTTTTCACTGCTTCTAGCACTTCTTCTTTTGTACTGTTTTTATTTATCATTTTTTTTCCTCCATATGTTCAACCCATAAGTTTGCAATTTCAAATTGCAACCAATCGCTTGCATATTTACACGCATATACATTTTGCCTCATTGCTTCTATCACCACCTCACGATCACCTTGCAATTCCTCACTGGCATACTGCAACGCACTCCCCCAGTCTTTCACCGCTTCCATGACAACCTCACGATCACCACGCAATTTTTTACTAGCATATTTCAACGCAAGACCATACCTTTTAACAGCTTCCAGCACCACCTCACGATCACCTTGCAATTCCTCACCGGCATACAACAACGCAAAACCATCGTGTTTCACTGCTTCCATGACAACCTCACGATCACCACGCAATTCCTCACTGGCATACTCCAAGGCAAGACCATACCTTTTAACAGCTTCCAGCACCACCTCACGATCACCTTGCAATTCCTCACCGGCATACAACAACGCAAAACCATCGTGTTTCACTGCTTCCATGACGAGTTCACGATCACCACGCAATTCGTCACTAGCATACAAAAACGCACTAGTATCATTTTTCACCGCTTCCATGACAACCTCACGATCACCTTGCAATTGCTTACTGGCATACTCCAACGCACAACCAAACTCTTTCACTGCTTCTAGCACAAACTCACGATCACCTTGCAATTGCTTACTGGCATACTCCAACGCATGGATATTCTGCCTGAATGCTTCCAGCACAACCTCACGATCACCACGCAATTCATCAGACGCAAACCTCAACGATGAAGCAGACTCCATAATGGCTTCCAGTACAACTTCACGATCCTCTTTTAATTCCTGACGTGCATACTGCAACGCGTAACCATCATTTCTAACGGCTTCCATCACTTCTTCTCTTGTACTTTTTTCATCTATCATTTATTTTCCTCCATTCACAACATTTTTTTCGACAAACATTGTTTTGCTTTGACATCTTAGATATCTATTCGTTTTTAATTCATAATCCATATTGATTTGATCTGGGTTTATTTCAATTCCCCATGAAGTAACCCTATAAGGCCGTCCACGCCTATCTATAAGAACACCATCGATGTCTATACTAAGAGCAAGACCGTTGTCGTAGTAAGCCCATGCATCACTATAGAACTCATAGAACTTTGAATCGTTACCAAGTTTTTTACTTCCTTTAATTTGTATTTTTGTACCGTATTCATTGTTTTTTTTTACAAATTTATCAAAAATAAAAAATTTAATTGCAAAGATAACTGCAATAATTCCACCTAACTTCAATATTCACCTCCGTATTTAATTATGAACCACCCCATAAAAATCAATACAATCCAATAGCTAAGGCCAAACAATGCCATAACGCTTAATATACACGATATTGTGATTCCTATTGCCGCTAGTCTTGGGCGCATCGATACTCAACCCCAACAATAACACCATCACGAATCTCAGTTATTTGCATCTCTGTATTTATTATCATTTTTTCAACCTCCATAGTTTTGTTATTAACATATTAATATATAGTATTGCTGTTGTCAATACGTATTATAATATATTTGCTTTTCTCTTAAAAAGTTTTGTATAATATTAAAATATGGTTGATGTTTTACATATACATAAGGTATTGCCGGTGTCTAATATAAGAGCCAACAAAGGGCAATTAATAGAAAAGGGCATACCAACAAATCCAAGAAAAATAACAAAAGATAAGTATAACTTATTGTTGCAGTCATTAGAGAAGAGCAACCTAACACAGATAAGGCCACTTGATGTTATAGAGCATGATGGTAAGTATATTGTGTTGTCAGGGAACCAGAGGCTTAGAGCATTAAAAGAGCTAAAAATTAAAGAAGTTCCATGTAATATATTGAGGGATGATTTAGAGCCAGAGACTTACAGACAGATTGTGTTACAGGCTAACACGAACTATGGGGAACATGACGATGATCTATTGGCGAATGAGTGGGATGCGGTAGAATTGCATGAGTGGGGTTATGAGTTGCCGGAATGGGAGCCTATTACGCCAGAGGATGTAGAACAAGAAGAAGAAAAGGCATTGTATTTGAAGGTTGAGGGGGAGCAAGTCTTGTTGTTGTCTCTGGTTGATGAATTGACGGCTAAGGGATTAAAAGTGAGTGTTAAATCATGATCGAATTTTTTGAAAAATACGGAGTTACCATTAATATTATTTGCGCATTAATTGTACAAATAACAATAATTTATGTGTATTTTGTTTTTTCTCGTTTTAAACGTGAATTTGAAGAAAATAATATATATATGTATCAAATGAGAAAACGAGAAAAAAAAGAGCTTGAAGAAGAGCTTATATGGAATTCTATGCCTTTGACTTTTCAGGTCCAAGATATTAGAGATAGGCTTAGGATTATTGATAATAAATGCAATACAGCGTTTAATAATTTGAAAAAATTTTGGGTAGAAGATAAAGAAGAAAAGTGAGTGTTAAGTCATGACTGAACTAAATAAAATATATCCAAAAATAAAAATAATAATAGAAATAATAGCCCCACATCTTATTATTTTAATGCTATTTTTTATATTATATTTAGTGTTGTTCTTTAGCTTT